AAAAACGACGGTACCACCAATGTTGTCTATACGGCGCTCGTTCCGTCCGCCGGTGACAAGAGTGCCGCTTTCTGGCGTCAAACCGCTGCCTCAGGTATTCCCTCGGCCGGTCCGTCGTTGAGCGTCTCCTCGAAGTCTTCGGTGAACGGAAAAGTCCGTATCGTCACCATCGATGGGTCCTACCCTATCACCAGCACCAACTCAACGACGGGGCTGACAACGGTGGTAGACCAGGACAAGTTCCACGCAGAATTCCAATTGAAGAGCGAGTTTGCCCAGGCGAACCATGATGAGCATGTTGCCCAGATGGTCAACCTGTTGGCCAGTACGCTTCTCCAAGCCGCAATTAAAAGCGGCTTCGCCCCGACCTGATGGTCGAGTCCCTTTAGGGATGGAATTTATCTTTCCTAGAAAGGAAGATGATGTCTGCTGGAAACGTGTCGGAAGCTATCCGCCGTGTCGCTTCGTCGATCTACGAGCGAATTGATACGCCAGTTTCCCTTGCTTGCGCCTTGCGGCTCAAGTACGGGTGCTGGAATGACATCGCCGAAAGGCGTGTTAACCCTCAAGATTACATTTGTGCCGAATCTTATGATCGTGATTCTATCGCGGTCAACCTACTTCGGAAGCTTCCGCTCCCAAGTAGTATTGATACGGCGGACGTCGCCTACCAGAAATGGTTGGATGACGAGCGTTCGAATAAGAACACAAATGAACGTCTCAAGGCCATACAGACGTATCTCGATTACCCTTTGCATGCTGATCTCGATGATCCGCACTTGCAAGCGCAGCTTACTTTCGTACGCTGTGCTCGAAAATGGGTAAAGAGATTCGTCGGTACAGTCCCCAGTTTAACGGGGCGTCCTTCAATGAGGTCTACGTATCTGCTGAAGGGGCAGGATTCGTTGATTATCAACAAATTTTGTACCTTACCTGAGCATACACTTCGTTGCACGATTGAGAATAGTCGTTTCTTCGAAACCGCCTGGTACAGAAATGTAGCGGGTGGCTTCTTAGGGGCGCCTATTATCCCAAATCTCCGGGATAAAATCGTACGTGGCAACCGGTTCACAACTGTCCCAAAAGATGGGACAACTGACAGGCCGATTGCCTGCGAGCCTACACTTAATGTGTATGCGCAACTTGGTGTGGGAGACGGTCTAAAACTCCGTCTTCGCAAGTGGGGTCTACTTGCCACGAAAAGAACTTGTGGTTTCGAATCACAAGAGTGGCATCGCACGCTTGCCCGTAGGTCCAGCATCACGGGTGAGTTTGCAACTGTTGACCTTTCTTCTGCTAGTGATACTGTGACAACACAGTGTGTTAAGCTGCTCCTTCCAGCGGATTGGCAGGTCCTTTTGTTCAATTACCGTAGTCCTGTTACTGTAACTCCCAAAGGCACTTTTGTGCTTGAGAAGATCAGTAGCATGGGTAACGGCTTTACTTTTGAACTTGAGACCGCAATCTTTGCTGGAATCGCAGCCGCCGCTATGGAACTTTCCGGCTACTCGCCGAAAGTTCCAGAAAACCTCTCTGTGTATGGCGATGACATTATTCTGCCGTCACCATGCTACAGGGTTCTGCGGTGTGCACTTACGTTGTTTGGTTTTCGTCCTAATCTAAAGAAAACCTTCCATGAGGGTCCCTTCCGGGAATCCTGTGGAGGTGACTTCTGGTCGGGGCGAGATGTGCGACCCGTATTCATCGAGGAGGATCCTTTGGACCCTCTTGGATGGATATCGTTGTACAACAAACTTCAGCGTCTGGGATCTCGTATCCCAATTGGAAAGACGCTCGGATTGATTCGGTCCTTTCTGCCGAGTCAATTACGTAAGTGTTACGGACCACCAACACTTGGTGATACAGTGCTACATTCGGACGATCTCCAGAAATGGGATCTCCGGGTGTCGCATAATATCCGCCAAGTACGCGGTGTTCTTCCCGTACACCCGGTACGCAGTCGTTCCTTTTGGGATGACCACACGGCCGGTGTCGCTACGCTTTACGGTATATCTGAAAAGATACCCTTCCCTAGTAAGGGAGGAGTCGACGTACCAATAGTCGGCTTCCGTACGGCATGGGTAGCTATTGATGGGGTGATAAGCCCCTGATGTGGCTTTCGAGTTCCTTTGCTTATTCC